GAAAAAAGAATATGGCGCTAAAAAAGGTAAGTCTGTTTATTACGCTGTAGAAGCGAAACAGAAAGCTGCTGCTAAAAAGAAACCTAAGTCTAAAGCTAAAAAGTAATAGACAAAAAAAATAACCCCCTAAGATGTTGAGTCCTAGGGGGTTTTTTATTGCTTAATCGGTAACTACATAAGGCACACTACGCACCTTAGGATATAGTTCACGGAATTCAGCTACTGCAATATCCTTGCCAATAATAATCTCAGTGAATGGAATATCTTTTTGTTTATATTCCATCTTCAGAGCATCACAGGCTGGGCAATGGGGTTGAGAGTAAATTGTAATATTCATCGGATAGGACAAGCTCCAGTTGTACAGTCTTCTTCTAACACAGCGTCAATGTCATTAGAACGATCTAACTCAATTGGCTGCAACACAGCAGCATACTCATCATATGCTTCCTTAGTTACTACTTCTTGGGGGAGGTATAAGTAGCCAAGGTCTTTAGCAGTCTTTGTTGGGTCTGCTCGGAATAAGAAAGACACTCCAACATAAACATCCCAATTATCATAAAGCCAATCGACAATTTCATCTACTTCCTCTACTGAATAACTAATAGTAGCTGATACGTTCTGTTGACACCAGTTTTGCATCAACATCTTGTAACGCTCTAATTGCGTAATGGCAGATTCCAGATTAACCTCCAGAACCGTACCTTCCTTCTCAAACTTATCGAATGGAACCTCATCCCATGCTACAGGGAACGTAATCAACACAGCTGAGGGGTCAGTAGGGTTGTCAATAACTTTGTATCCAGCAGCACGACACAATGGAACCAATGGGTCATGTTTACCGAAGTTAACGTTATTGAAGATATACTTACCTAGTGGCTTGTGGACACCTTCTGTAGTGTCCATGATCTTACTAAGTGTCCCGCTGGGCTTAACTGTTGTGACATTCTTAGGTCGTGGAAGCCCAAGCTCATCAGCCATGGAATAAGCGCCTGAAGTGGCGGTACGCTTGAGTTCTTCGTATTCGTAACCTCCAAGGTCTGGTCGTCGAACGATACCTGTAAGACCCACTCCACAAAGTCGGAGGAATTCATTGTTAAGGTGCCAGGCCTCTTGGAGAATTCCATCCATGAGATTAACACAGGTTTGTCGGTAGTTGGCGCGGCTGGCAATATAGATTGCTCGACGAAGGCCCGCAGAGTCACCCTTGAATTTTCCAACATCAGTCTCCGTTAAGTTACAGAAGGATTTGTTTCCAAGGAGAATTTCAACACAAGGGTTAGCTCCTTTGAACCAAGGGGCACGTTTTCTTGCACTGACACCGTTGATGAAACCAGGCTCACTTCCACCTGCTGCGACCATGAGCTTAAAGATTTCTGCAATATTGTCTTTGCTCGGCTTGTGATTAAAGAGCAAGCTATTGTTGCTCTGTCCTCGCTGTACATTCTTAGCCCACCAGTCTTTCTTGGCTACCGCAAATTCTTCCCATTCATCTTCTCCATACTCGAATAGAGCAATCTCAGCTGAACGGCGAGAAGATAGGACAGTCCCAAGCCAATTAACCACGTCAAGAATGTCAATACGGCTAAGCAAACTACCTGAACGCCGATTAAGAATTTGAAAAATTGCTTCATAAGCTTTTGCAATGGATGCGTCACCGCTGCTAATCCAACCATATCCTTTGAGCCTTTCCCCTGCGGGTCGAATCTGTGAAAAATCCAATACGAGTTTACGTGCTGGATACTTGTGCGACATAAGCTTACCAATTGATTTAGACCAAGCCTCAGCTGAGTCACCAATTCGAATTGTCCATACACCGTCTTTAAAAGTTTCTGTATTGTGTTGATCACCATCTTTATCTGTACGTGTGCTACGGATTACTTCGAGTTCACGGATAGGTTCTTGGAAGCCTGTAAGCTGTCCCACAATCGGTCTAAATCCAACTCCACACCCTTGCATGAGCAACCACAGAACATCGACAACGTCGTATACCGTTTCAACATGAGTGAACGAACAGTTGAATTGAGAGGCTTCCCGTCGTTTAGCCACGTCTGTGCCGCCAAGCCATAGAGTGCGACCTGACATGAGCACTTTGCGGTCGAGCATAAGGTATCGAAGTTCTTCGAGTTCCATGAGCTGTTGGGTGTCAAGCTCTCGTTGCTGTGCTCGTTCCCACAACCATTGTTGATGGAGGATGACTCGATTAACTGTTTGTGCGAAGGTTTCAAATACTGTGCCTTTGTCATCGTAGTTTCGCCTTTCAAGAATTCAGCCAGCGATATGCAGTTGCCACTGAGTTTGAGACAGGTGAGACACGATTACAAGACTTAAAGAATCGTCAGAGTAGCTTGCTTAACGAAGATCGTGAGCTAGATGAGATTTGGCAACGTGCTCAGAAAGATTTGATTGACCATAGCGTTAAGACATATCAATGGGCATTGGACAACGGTATTGCCAAAGAGGTAGCACGTAAGGTGTTGCCAGAAGGTCTGACAGGTAGCCGTATGTATATGACTGGCACATTACGTAGCTGGATTCATTACTTGCAAGTACGCCTTGATCCATCAACACAGAAGGAGCATCGTGAAGTTGCAGAGAAAGTATATCAAGCCTTGAAAAAGGATTTCCCTAACATTTTGGAAGTAGTCAAATGAAAATTGCAGTTATCCCTGATACACAAGTTAAGCCAGGTGTAGACCTCACGTATCTGAATAAGATTGGTGAGTATCTGGTAGAGAAACAACCAGACGTAATCATCCACCTAGGCGACCATTGGGACATGCCTAGCTTGAGCAGCTATGACATTGGTAAGAAGAGTTTTGAAGGTCGTCGTTATAAGAATGACATTCAAGCTGGTAATGCTGGTATGGACGAGTTGTTGTATCCTATCAAGAGCTACAACAAACGTGCTGCGGCTAACCACAAGCCCCGTTATCGCCCTGAAATGCACTTCCTAATGGGTAACCATGAGAATCGTATTAATCGTGCTGTAAACAACGATGCTAAGCTGGAAGGCACTATCGGTGTTGAAGACTGTTACTTAGACGATTGGAACGTACATGACTTTCTGGAGGTGGTTATTATTGGTGGTGTTGCTTTTAGCCACTACTTCGTTACAGGTATTGCAGGTCGTCCAGCTGCAACTGCCAATGCTCAGCTGAATAAGAAACACATGAGTTGTATTGCTGGTCATCAACAGGGCTTGCAGATTGCAACAGCTCATCGTGGTGATGGTCAACGATTGACGAGTATTATTGCAGGTAGCTGCTATGAACATGACGAAGACTACTTAGGTGCTCAAGGTAATAAGCACTGGCGTGGTATGTTGATGTTGCATGAAGTGAATGATGGTCAGTTTGACTTGATGCCTGTATCCTTGGACTACATCAATAAAAAATATGACTAATGGGATTGAGTTAACAACTTGGGTTCCTGCCCCAATACAAACATATTGGGGTGATGGGATGTATTGTGCTACAATAGGTTTAGATAAAGATTCTACGATGACTATCTACTGTTATGTAGATGACATTCCTAAAGTAATACCAGCGCTAAAACGATCTCTTTAGGAAGCGTGGTCAGATTGATCCACGTCCTTTAGGGTTTATGCGAGGCGCTACATTTGATAACGCTATTGTTCTGGTTGATGAATGCCAGAACATGACCCATAAAGAATTCAAGCTTCTACTTACACGCATTGGAGATAATACGAAAGTAATCTTCTCTGGTGACAGTAGACAGGTTGATATTCCAGATTCAGGATTGCTTGATACGATTGATCGTCTTAAGTATATCCCTGAGATTGAAACAATTGAGTTCCATCCCTCTGATATTGTACGTAGTGCTCTGTGTAAACAGATCATTCTAGAATACGAGCGATAAAAAAATAACCCCCTAAGATGTTGAGTCCTAGGGGGTTTTTTATTGCTTAAATACTAACAGGGTTGAGATCGGAAGTAATTCCGTCACTGGTTGGGATTGCGTAACCGCTACCTTCCATAACTACCTTTCTATTCTGTGACTACAAAAGGCACACTGCGCACCTTAGGATATAGTTCACGGAATTCAGCTACTGCAATATCCTTGCCAATAATAATCTCAGTGAATGGAATATCTTTTTGTTTATATTCCATCTTCAGAGCATCACAGGCTGGACAGTTGGGTTGAGAGTAAATTGTAATATTCATATTATCTCCTAGCGGATGGGACAAGCTCCAGTTGTACAGTCTTCTTCTAAAACAGCGTCAATGTCATTAGAACGATCTAACTCAATTGGCTGCAACACAGCAGCATACTCATCATATGCTTCCTTAGTTACTACTTCCTGAGGAAGATACAAATAACCTAAATCTTTGGCTGTTTTGGTGGGGTCAGCCCTAAAGAGGAAAGATACTCCAACATACACATCCCAATTATCATATAA